CTGTTACCAGTAAACGATAAAAAAGAATCTCGGCTTGGGGGGATAGATTGTCAATGGCTTCGCTGTCACGAACGCCAGGCTTTAGATACCTAGTAGGCATAAATTTTCCTTCGCTGTCCTCCACTAACAAAGAAACAATCGGCAGGCGGGGAGGCTCGCTTTTCGGGACGGAGATCAGGCCATCCCTAGCCGTGTTTCAAAACATTATAACTTAGGAATCCTCATCCTCAAACACATCTGATTTGCCTTCGCCTTCTTCATAGGCAATCTCTAAGCAGTCTGCAAAGTTCAAGTCCAAAGTCGCACAGATGCTGATCAACGATAAACCAATCCAGCCAATCATTTTGGCCATCTTGTCTGGGCTTTCTTGGTCGTTAAACCAGCGCAAGGATTCCATGAAATCGTCAATGGCTTCCAGGTCAAACTCAATGCTTCCGTCAATGCCGCGCGTTGCCTCGACTTGACGGATAATTTTCATTTCTGTTTCAGCGTAACTCATGATCTGTCTTTCAATAGTTCAGGAAAATGTAACTGTATCTGCCACAGACGCGACTTAGGAATGACCCCATTTCGCTTCCACAACCACACAGCGCCACGTTCAACCCCTAGCATACGGGCAAGCTCACTCTGTGAGCCTGCGTTCATGATAATCTTGTTAATGTCCATGCCGATAGTGTATAGAGAAATTGACAAAAATACAACACAACAAAAATATTTTTTAGATTGTTGCAAATCTTGTCTATTTTCCTGCACAATACACACATCCCGCAGCGCAAGGCAAACGGTACTTTAAGGAAACGATATGAAAGATGCTTACCTCAAGCCCGAACACTTTGACCATGTGTTCACCACCTACATCACCTTCTACGGCTCAGAGAAAAAAGTCACTTGTGCTTTTGATGAGCCTGATGATGTTCACGTTTGGTTGTACGACAACGACTACAACATCACATATGACACTACACGGGAAGATCACGCCCGTATCGAATCATTTGCACACGAAATTTTGGAGCAAGTATGAAGCACTCTAAGCACACTTTTTACCCTGAACTCACACCACCTAAAAAACCGTTGCATGAGCGCGTCTTGCGTGTTCTCTATACGGTTGCAGGCTTCACAGTATTTATTTTGATTTGGACAGGACTATGAAAAACATCGCCACCGCACTTGTCAAAGCACAGAAGGCCTTTGGCCCTGCTTTAAAGACCGCTACAAACCCGCATTTCCGTAGCCGATATGCTGACCTATCCGCTTGCGTTGAGGCCGTCATAGACGCTTTAAACGATAACGGCATTGCCATGATTCAAAAGTGCTACGACTGCGCTACTGGCATCATGGTTGAGACTGTATTTATCCACGAATCAGGCGAAATGCTTGAATGTGGCATCTTGCAAGTTCCTGCCAGCAAACAAGACCCACAGGGTTATGGCTCGGCGCTGACATACGCCAGGCGTTACAGCTTGATGGCCGCTTGCGGTATCGCACCAGAAGATGATGACGGTAATGCAGCCACACGGCCAGCAAAGACTACTGTGGATTCAAACCAGATGGCTGACCACTTGCTTGCCATTCAAGACGCAACCGATCAGGACAGTTTAAAAGCAGCCTACCAAGCAGCTTACAAAGCCTGCGGTATAGATGCCAACTGGCAAAAGAAAGTTATTGCGGCTAAAGATGCAAAGAAAGCGAGTTTGGCATGACTAAAGAAGAATTGTTAGATCACTTTGCGACAAACGCAATGACA